GCCAAGATACGTTGCCCACGGCTGCCGAATGGATTGCCGAATGATGCAGTATATTCACCACGGGAGTTTGCATAAACTAGCTCACCTGTCTTTGGATCAATAGTATGTGCAACTTCTTCACCACGCATTCTTGCTCTAGCCTTACCTATACCAGAACGAATAGCTGGTATCATGTTTGCGCCAACACGCAAACCGCCACCAAGAAAACCACCAAATGCCGTTTCTACAGCAATATTGCTAACAGATTCATACGGATCATCACCAACAGCAAAAGGCGCACGTCTTGCTTCTGATGCTGTGCCATACGCCAAACCAACGCCGCCAAAACGAGCAGTAGCTTGCCCAACTGTTTTACCCAGTTTGAGTGTATTTAATGCTGGAACAAATGATAAAAAGAAAAGAGGGTCGCCAATCGTGCCGCCAGCAAGTTGAGATGTAAATGGCGCACTAGCCATAATCTGTTTGCGCTGCAAAGAATCAGCAAGGCGGCCTTCAAGATAGGCAAGATGGTCTGCATTTTTTGCACGCACAAGGTCTTCAGCGTATGGCAAATATTGTTCAGAAATATGGTCTGCCGCAACAAAATCAGGGTCAAAGCCAATATTACCAAACAAAGCTGCCTCTTCAACAGACTCAACAAGAGGCATATTATTATAGGCAACAGCCGCTTTAAATCCTTGCACCCATGTTGCATCTGGTGTTGCAAGATATTCTGGCGGCATGTGATTAACATAATTGCGACCACGGCGATTGTATTCAATCATTAAAACGCTTTCCCTGCCTGTCTTGCAATTTCTTCATCTGTTAGTTTGAACTCTCTAATGCGCTCTTGTTCTAGCTCCATCGCACGAGCGCCTTGACGTAACCGCATGCCTCGCGCTGCGAGAATAGCATTTGCGTTAACATAGACAGGCTGGCCTAAACTATCGATAGCCATTAAGCCAGACTCTTTATCAACAATAAGATAAGTACCCCTCTGCCTTGTTGGAGCAAGATAATGAGTTTGCCCTAAAAAATTATTTGCACCACCAGTAAGTGTCCGCAAAACAGAATCAACAGCAGAATCAAATTCATTTAACTCTTCTCTGCCCATAATTGCTTCTGGTGCAAAACGAGTTTTAGGCTGCACGCCCATTTCTACTGGCCTAAAATATTTTGTTGCTGTAAAAACTGTGTTCTTTGACTGCTCTAATATTTCTCTAGCTGCATCTGCGCCATAAAAATAAATATACTTTTCGGCTAGTGGACGGAAGAAGTTTGCTTCTTCGGCTGATATACTTTTGCCCATAACAGAAGAGATAAACCCCTCAACAGTTTCTTCTGTTTTATTTCCTGTTTTAACAAGCTCGGCTTTGATGCGAGAGTTTCTTTGTGTTACATCCAGCAGTTCAAAATCTTGTGTTTTCTGAAACCACTGACTTAACTTTTCTGGTTGCATTGATGTTGAATAACGACCAAGAGATTCCATCAAAGCAACTGTTTCATCACTAAAGCCACGATTAAGACGCATCTCTGTGCCAAAATCATCAAAGTCTCTTGTTAATGTAAAGTACATATTCATGGCATTCTCAAGCTTATTTTGTGAAGCTAAGTCAGCTAATATGTCAGGAGAAAACATATTTGTTATTTGTTGCGGCAAAGCAGAGCGACCATTAATTAAACTATGCAATGGTGTTCCTTCATCAAATGACCCTGCTGAATAAGCACGCATTACATCAAACGCATTATTAATGCCTTGTGATTCAAGAAACTGTTTGGCTTCGCTTGCGCTTACTGGTTGGTTGGATATCAGTAATGTGCCTGTACGAGCATTTTGTTTAGCTATTTTTGTTGTGTTAAATTCTTGTGCGACCTTGCCCTCAAGAACAGTAATCTTTGATGCAACTTCATCACGTATTCCAATAAACTCATCGCTTGTTACAAACTTTTGTGTAAATCCCGCAGCATCAAAAATCGAGCGTTCTTCCACGCCCAATGAATTATATAAAGATGGATTGGTCATAACCATGCTCATCCTGTTGAGCATAAACTGACTTCTGCTATAACTATCAAAGCTAGAGCCACCACCCATCTGGTTCATTACTCTGACCGCCATGCCATTAGCCTGACCACCAAAAAATGATTTTCTTAACTGCTTTTTAAGATTAGGTACAACGTCATCACCAATGCGAGATGAATGCTTCGCTTGCAACTGATCTATGTTAGCGAGTTGTTGTTCATACAACTGGGTAAGAACAGCACCAGTAACGCCTACCTCTTCACTGTCTTCATCAAATGTAAGCTCACCAACTGTTGCCCCACCAACAGTCATTGCCAAAATATCATCGTTAGTTTTTTTAATAATAGTTAACATGTTTTCTTTGTCAGCATCTAGCGCAGCTTTTACAGCTTTGTTGCGTATGTCTTGCACATGCTGCACTTGAACGGCTGCACCAAGGTCAGATACTGCACCACCAAGGTCGCCAGATAGTTTTGCAGTTTCAGCTATGTATGATTGAAAGTTTGAAACAAACTGGTCTTCGTTAGCAGGGCTTGATAAATCAGGTTCGCCATCTGCATTTTTGTTGTAACGAAAAGCATTAGCTGCATTCGATATATCAACTTTTGTTGCGTTCAGATAGCGTTGATTAAGAAGAGGCTTTGCAGAAGCGCGAGCAACTTTAGACAAATCAGCTTCATCAATAATTGCACTGTAATCTTCAACATTAAGAGAGCCATCTGGATTGCGAGCAAATGTATAAGATGCTGCAAACTCTTTGCCCTCTTCTTGCTGTCTGTCAACAGTTAGCTTAAATGCAGAATCAAGCAACTGCTGACCCATGCGCATCTGACTTTCAGCAGCACGCACGCCAGCATTAGATGGCCTTACCAATCCAATAGGGCCAACAGCAGGAGCAGATGTTTGAAACTTTTTTATTTCCATAATTAACCTGTTTACGTTGGAGTTACCTGATACATTTTTAACCCAGCACCAACTAGATTCATCATTTGTTGATTGCGTGCAGAGCTTCTTGCAAAACGCTCGTCCATCATAGCTTGGTCAGCACGAGTGGCAGACAGTGACATTTGACCTAGTGTTCTTATTGAGGCTTGGTCTAATGCCTTTGATGATTTTCCTGCTGCTGCTTTACGTATAGCTTTTATTGAACGGTCTTGCCTACCCTGCCCAGCAAGAACAAGTAGCTTTTCATATTGACGGAATTGTTCAACGCGATTGTTGTGGTCAATAAGACCACCAAGTTCCGCACGCTTCATCTCTTGATAATTCTGTTGCTGCAGCATTCTTGCAGAATCAACTTGCGCACGTTCTCTTGCTGATATTCCTTGGCTAGTGATAAATGCACCAGCCGCCATTAATGCAATTTCAAAAGCCATTAAAATGCCACCTCTATTACCATACCGTTAATTTGCAAATCCAACGGTGCTGATTGCGATATAGTTACTCGTGGGTCTTTGCTAAAACCCAACGGTCTAAACTCTTCTTTACCTGTTTGTTTAACACGAGGTTGTGAAGGATCAAAGTTTACATTACGAATAATCATATCAGTTCCATTAACAGAAACAGATAGCGTGTCGTTAAGATCAAGATCAACTAATGAAAGCCTGCGTGGCCTTGCAGTCAAAGGCCCACCTTGTACAGCAGCATCAATAGGCAGTGTCTTTAATTCTGGCGTAAACTTGTAACCAATCTCAGCAGACGTAGACGTTGCATCAACAGCAGACACATCTGCATTGCTACTAGCAACAGTAAATGAGCCTAAGTATTCTGTACCTTCAACAACATCAACAGATGCACCATTAGCAAACACAGAAGATACATTAAAGACACCAGCAGTTCCTGTATAATCTTTGCTGCAATCAAGCTGAAAGTCAGTATCAAACTGTTCAAGATATAGCTTTGTTGTGCCATCACCTTGGTCACGCGACACAACAGCAAACAAGTTATTATCTGTAGACCCAACAGAAACGTAGTTACCGTTTGTTGTCCAGTTCATCCAACCTAACTTCTTTTCGTTACGAATGTGGTAGAATACAGATATGTTACCATCACCATTCAAAAAGAAGCCATAAGCCCCAGACCTGTTTAAAGAGCCTTTAACGACTGCTAGTTGCTTAGGGTTGTTTATAAGGTGGGAAGATAGCAAAGACACCTGTGCGCCAACGTAAGCCCCTTCAGAATCCGTAAATACAAACTCTCTAACAGCAGTACCAGTTGACTGCACAAACAATGTTGCACCATCAATAGATTGTGGTCTAACAAAACCAGTACCGAATGGAGTCTGCGCAGATATTTTTGCATTAGCTGGTGTTAATGGCTGCGTTGTAGAACTAGGCAGAAAAAACTCACCTTGCGATGCAAACACTTGCAAGTCTCTGTTTGACACCAAATGACGAATACGATTTGTTACACCAGCAGCAACATCTAAATCTATAGCATCTGTATCCTCGCCCTTGCCAACATCAAAGTTAAAATACTCTGCTGTTTTAGAACTCCATATACCATCAGGTTGACTATCAGTACCGCCAAACCAAAGACGATTTTCATGAAATGTTATAGCAGATGGAAAGCCACGAAATGTAGAGTATGATTGTTCAAACCATTCTGTAGTAGCTGCTGTTGATTCTATCGTAACAGAACCGCCACCAATATCCTCTAATGAAGCACTAGCACCAGCAGTCACCTCATATTTATTTTCATCAATAATACGAGATATTGTTCTTGTACCATTTATATTCGATGCTGATATACCACCTACACCACCAGCATTTGCAATAGTAACAGAAGCACCAGACGCAAGACCATGATTTACATGTGCAATCTCTATTGCAGAAACATCTTTTTTTGTTTTGATGGCATCAATATCTAATTGTTTTTGTATTGTGCCTTTAATATTACCAGTAACATTTTGTGCATCTGTAAAACCAGTTATAACAACTTCAGTCTCACCAATAAGCAATCTTGTGCCAACTTGTGCGCTATTAAAATAATCAGCACTTGTTGTAAAGGTTCTGCCTGTTCCAGATGTATGAGATGGAGTTATAGTTACACCAGCACTTTGAAAATTATAATATGGCTGAAAAGTTTTATTGCCATCTAATGATGTTTCAAAAGCGTACTGTTCACGCACAAATGTATCCAATGCTGTACGTTTTAATATAACAGGGAAAAAATCTGAATGACAAAAGAACATAAAGTCACCAGATTGAGCAAATGTAATCTGTGGTATGCGTGCGCTTGTAAATTCAGAAAAGGCAACAGTTGCACTTAATGACACCGCACCAGTAGTAGGATTAATAAAAAATGCATCAACATTTCCATTACGAAGGGCAATAATATATTTCTCATCGTCTGAAAAAACAAACGGCTCAATCCTTATCTGTTGCGTTAAGGTGCTATCGTAAGTATCTGAAAACTTATGAATAAACTTCGAGCCGGGCCTTTTTATGACACCGCCTTCAGCACGTATAAAAAAGTTAGTAACCTTTTCGGCAGCATTTTGATAAACCTGAGAGTCAGTCCTTGATGTTAAAGAAGGGCTGATTTCACCAAAAGAAAAGTTGTTTAAAGGTACACGGACGCGTGCCATTAACTTCTCCTTTCAGTAATGAACCTCGATGTTGTCAGCTTGCGTGTTGTTTGTTGTTGTGCATCAAGTGTTTTGGCTTGTTGCATTAACAACTGAGCTTTACGTTCCATCATTTGAGCCATTTGTTCATCTCTGGCAATAGCTAACGCAAAACTTGCAGCCAAAGAATATTGTACAGCTAATGTAAAGTAACTTGGAAAATCTGTTTCTCTTGCACGAAAAGTATAATCAATAATTAAAGTTGATGTACTAGACTCATCACAAAATATCTTGTCGCCATATATTGTGTACGCAATAAGTTGATCATCAATAGTAACAGCATGAACCATTAAATTATCTGATGGTATTTGATAAGCAGCATCAAAACGACCAGTTGGCTCATTTGTCAATCTATTTAACTGTGCTTGATTTGTAGCAAAACGCCATCGTGTTGTACATAGCGCTGTACGTACAGTATCTTCATAAATATTATCTGCAACCAATGCTTCTGTACTGTCTGCAGAAAACGAAGTAATAGGATTCGCGCCAATAAGTATTAGGCCACGAGACGCAATATCAATATCTGAATTAGCTACACTACTCATTTGGTTATGGGGGGGCGAAGCCCCCCACTTCCTTAGTCAGAGTCTGAGACTGTCAGAGCAGTTCCGTCTGCAATATCGACAACAGTGCCAGTATTGGACAGAACAACAGAAATGCCCATACTAGGAGCATCAGAGTCATAGACAAAAATAACATCACCAACATTCATCATGTCAGCAGCGTCATTAAAGTAGCCAGATACACGGACTGCTGTCAGTGCATCTGTTGAGGTGTAGAACCACAGATTGTGACCGCCACCAGTAGCCATATTAGTTAGGCCAGAAGCTGAATAAGCCATGCTCTACTCCCTATGTGTTGTTATCAAGGACTTCATAGATACCATTGTCATCAATAACAGTAGCACCCATTGACATCATTGAAGTTGCAAGGTGTGCAGCTTTTTGCGGCACATAATTAATTTCAGTTTGAACATCTGAGTTGATGCCCAAGCCGACAGCAGATGTATGGTAAGCCATGTTCTTACCAGCAGTAATTGCTGATGTAGAAAAAATCTTGAAGCCAAGAAACTCCTTCATGGTCATACCACCTGCATATGGCAGATTCTGCTCACCAACAAAATCGCTTGATGCAAATTCAGTGATTAAGAACAGATCAGAATATCCTTTTGGATGCATAGCCAAGAAACGACCACCATCTTCGGGAATATTTGCAGAGCCAAATGTTTCAAACAATGACAACAAGTCTGCCTTTTCAAGAGCAGATGATGTATCATGAATTTGAGTTGAGTTAGCACCTGCGTCCATAGCAGTATAAAGAATCTCGTCAGTCTTACGACCAAGAGCGGCAGCAGCAGACTGCGCTACAGCTTGACGTTCATCTATATTAGTCTTCAGTTCATCGAGCTTGTCGATGTACTCAGCCGCATAATGGTCAGCCATAGTTGCCTCAACCTGTGTGTGGGTGAGTTCCATAGCGGTAATGTCACCATTACGTGACTTTGTTGAAGCAGAACCAGTACCGATTTTTTGGAAGCGAACAGTGCTACCAGCAACATTGCCAACTGTGCGTACAGTGTTACGCAACTTTGAACCCATGCGCTGATAAGCCATGTGAACTTCTGACTCGAACTGCTTGATAAATGCGACATCAATAGTATTCGCCATTTTATCAGTCCTTTCAAAAGAGGTTTACGTTTACTACACAGTTGTCCGTAACATCGCGTCAATCGGTTATCCCGCAGGGCCGTCAGCTAGAAACAGGCTGTACTATTCAAATCTCACTTCTATATCACGTTGGCAACGCACAAAACGTAAACAATGATAACCATTTATGACTGTAGGTTGATTTGAAAACGAATATCCCAACCAATCAAGCCATTTGATTGTGCGTTCATGTTCAATAGGGACAAGATTTTCTACCCAATCATATTGGTCACAAAGCCAATTTGACATTAATTTTGATGTTTTTAAAAATTTTTTTGGTATGTCATCCAACACAGAAGAACCTAGCATCCATATATGACCAGATGTAAGGTCTTGTTTATTCTCAAAAGGAAATACACCAAACATACACACAGGTTGATCTTTGTATAAACCTGTCCATGTTTTTGCATGTTTACTTGACAAAGGTACATGAAGCGCACGCCACGGCGTTGCGCCGTGGATCATGCACTCTCGTATATCAGTATCACGAAGACGATGTTGTAAGTAGCCAGCATGCTCTATTGTAGCCTTTACTATCTTAACATCACCGTCTTCATGGAAAGCGTTAATTGAAGACTTTGGAAAAACCTGCTTGGACTTCCTTGACATAGGCTGGGTCTCTTTTTGCTGGATTCCAATAACGCTCATCAGTCATCATAGAACGCAGTTTATCTTCTGTCATCGCAGTAGGTAAGCCTGCATCAGCAGACATTTGCGCACTGCCTACTTTAGACATAATAAACTCAAGAGCTTCAATGCCCTTTGCTGTTTGCCCAATTTGCAAAATAGCATCGCTATATTCTGCTGGAAAAAACTTGTTTGCCCATAGGTCAACAGCTTCAATACGTGCATCAGCATTGTCACCAAGATTAGCACGCTCTTGTTGCAAGTCAGGTGTTTGTGAGTTTATGAATTCTGCATATTGCGCAATGCCAGATTCAAACTCTTCTTGGCTATATGCGTTTTCAAATGCATGATCAGCCCACCATTGAAACAGTGGATTATCAACAGCCATTTCTGCATCAATAGATTCTGGTATCTGATAATCACCGGCAGTAGCTGGCCTGTTTTCATAAGCAGCAGCTTCAAACTCTTGTATAATTTGCTGCCGCAGTTCTTCTTGACCAGCACCAAGTTTCTGTTCAAGAGATTGATAAGAAGACGCAAGGTCTTCTGGTGTATTAAATTTTTCTGGTAGCCATTCTGGACGTTCAGCTACAGGTGCTTCAGTTGTGGCTGTGGCTTCAGCCGCTACTTCTACATTATCTGCTTCGCTCATTTTTTTGCCTTTTCTGCTTGTTTAAATCGCCTCTCTATGAGGCCTACTAAATAACGCTGCCCTTCTAAATGACGTAGTTCAGCGTCAGATATGTTCGCACCGCTAACAGATTCGATAGTGATAGAACGTAAATACTTCATCACTGCTTTACCATTAGGTGTGCGGAACAAACTGTTTATGTTCTGAGATATTCTGTCGTCTTCTTCTTTTGGGCGTGGGAACCCATCAAGGCCTAAGTGATTGGACATCAGGCATTTCACCTCTTGACTGTGCTTCTTGATATCGTTGTGCAGCTCTTCCAAGCTCTTCGCGCTCAACGCTATCACGTATTAATGTATCAGGCACGCCAAATTTTTCAGCAAGGTGAACAGCAACATCTTCTGGCTTTACAAGAAGAGTAAGAATCTCTGGCCCAAACGTACCGCCAACTAACTGCAAATAGCGTGATATAGATGTAATATCTTGATTAGCTTGCGCTTGTGCAAGAGGAGAAACAGAACGAATCTTAACTTCTCTGCCATTTATAACTGGTAATTCAATACGGCCCTGCTTCTTCAGAATGTATACAACACGTTGCAATATTGGTTGAACCATCTCAGCCTGTAGTCTACCAAAGGCTGACCCAATCCTTCTTGATAAATCAGCCATACGTTCTGCAACTTCAGTGGCTGATGCTGGTGTTTTATTTGGGTCGCCGAGCATATCATTATATAAAGCCCTCTTAATATTATTGCGCATATCATTAAGAATAAGATTAGCAACATTAAAGTCACCAGCAGCACGTATTGGTTGCAATCCCATTGAACCCATCGCCTTTGGGATGATCGTTCCTGGCACAAGATTTATTGTATCTGTATTCATAACGCCATCATCATCCATCTGGTAGATGCCTGAAATAGCCATCTGTGCATTTTCAAGAACAAGCTCAATTGTCAGATTCGTAGTTTTAATTGCACTGAGGGCATTGACAAGAGGGCCACGTCCATAAATTTCGCCACTGGCTTTAGACCAACGGAAACATATAAACGGATTAGAACCTGCGCCAACAAACTGTTCGTAATAAATTATTTCTTCGTTAGCAATATCGATGACAAAATAGTCATAGCGTTCTTCATTGCGCTTTTCGTAATTTTTACAAATGACTTCCAGAATCTTACACTCAGCTTCTGGCTGTGTTGCAATAGCTTTTGCAAGTCGCTCACTAACTTCAACACGCTCATAGGCAACAGGAATCGAACGGTTCTTAAGAGTCCTCTCTCTAAACACATGGTCAATCGAGCCATCTGCACCTGTGTCCAACACGACAGACGGAAGCGGTATCGCGTTAAAGCGTACTGGATTGAGCGCATCACCTTCTTCAACAAGCAGCACACCTGTTCCAACAGCCAAGTCCATAAACGATTCATGTATCTCTTGCCCAAAGTTAGAAGACTGCAAAACTTCAAAAACATAATTAGTCACCACATCCAGTTGATTATTAACTTCATCAATCTGTTCATCTGGTATTTCAGAACCAGCAATAAAATCTGCCCAACGTGCAAAGTTTGGGACAAGACCAGATTGAAGACGAGAAGCAAACTCTTGTGTGCCAACAACAGCAGTTTCATCAAAGATTTTATCATCACGCCGTTGACCAGCAACTTCGTAATAAAATCCTTGTCGCATAGGAAGTGCATATTCATAGCACTCATCAAATAGTGGTTCAAAGTTTAAGCGTTTTTCTTTGGCACGCTCATACTTTTCCAACATTATTTTTGGTTGAAGCATTATAGAGTCTCGTCAAAATAACCCATGCCACCTCTGCCACCTGTAAGCAAAGATGTTGCGCCAGAACCACGGCGTTGTTGTTTGGCAGTAGCTTCTACACCTCGTTCTCTTGCCTCTTCACGCCTTCTACGCTCTTCTGCTTCTCTTTGTTCACGAGCATCTTTTTCTGCTTTTTTAGCACGCTCCATTTCAGCTTTTTCTTCTGCTGTTGGCCCTTGTACAGTTGGCCTTGCTGGTCTACCTACACACATAACAGTCTCCTTTAGTTTTTCATACAGTTGCTTTTACAAATAAAGCAACGCACATTTTACATTCTAGCCCAAAGACCTTTACGTTTTTGTCGTGGTTTTCTTGTAAAGACATCGTAGTTACGTTCAGCTTGAAAAGGTTTAGGCGCATGCTGCATGTTCGTCAAGATTGCACGCCCTTCGCCAGAACCAAGCATTAAATACTGCAAAGCATCGTGTATATGTGAGAAATGATTTTTATCTGGCTTATCCATGTAACGCTCACCAGATACTTGCAGCCGCCTGTATTGATAGCCGCCTTCAAAACCTTTGATTATATTGCGACATCGAAAGTCAACTAATAGTCCTGAACTGCCATCAACCATGCGATTAAGTGCAGAGTTTACAGATTCAATCCTAAGAGCAACATCATTTGACGGTGCTGGCCTTGCATTTAAACCTGCGCCACGCAATATTTGAAATGGTGTCGATTCATCAGTTTGGGCGCGAAAGTCACCTGCTGGATCGCCAAAGATGATAGCTTCATTAGTTGCATATCTTGTAGACAACTCTTGGCGTAACACTTCAGTAAACTTAACAATACCCATATCAAACGCGACTATCTCTTGTAATATCAGCCAACGTCCACGCACCTTTTGTGCAACTACCCCTGCAGGAGTAAGGCCAAAATCAAGACCAATATAAACAGGTAGTCCTGCGGCAACAGGTATTTCTTCTTTGGCAATATGGACATCTGCTGCAAAATTGGCATAAACGGGTTTACCATCTTTTATACTCCCAAGGCGATTCATCACATATACATCTATCCAACTCTTTGTCTTTCCTTGTACAATGTTCGGATAGTAGTCGGCTCTCATATTCTTTGCGTTTTCTGCGTTCTTGTTTAGAACGTAACCTGTGATGATCCCTTCTTCGTCCTTTATTTCCAGCATACCTGATGGTTGTGTGTAAAAATTCCAGTTGTCTGGTTTGACTAACATCTTCGCTTCTTCTTTGGGAATGTGGTCTGGAATAGGAACTTCGCCTGACATTATGGGCCACCAGTGATCTTCTTCTGGCGCATTTGTGTCGGCTATGACTCCTGTCCATGTGCATCCACCATCTTTCATTGAAGGGAAACGACCTACACGCATTGAGCATGCGTCAATAATAGATTTGGGTATCTCCCTCGCCTCGTTGATCCAGATACCTGTCAATTCTAGGGAGAGGAGTTTCTTGACATCTTCTGGTCTGTCGAGAGCGAGGAAGATAACTTCAAGGTCTAGGTCTGCTTTTTTAATATGATGTGTATATGGCACAGACCAATGGAATTTGCCCCATTCTTCTTCTGGAAACCAATCCAACCAAGTTTTAATAGTGGTAGTTTTTAACTGTGGGTTTGTGTTTCTAATAACTGCCCAACGTGATTTGCGTACACCATCTAAGCCTTTTTCTTGTTGTACAGCACGCCGAAACAACTCAACACAACAACACACCGACTTGCCTGACCCAACAGGGCCACGCAATGCACGAAAGAACGAATCGTCTTTCATAAAAGATTTAAGGACTTCGCCATCAGGTTTGTAATTAAATTTGGTCAATCTTGTGATCCTTACCAAACTTAATCATGCGCTCCACAACTTCTGGCCCGATAACAGCAATAACTTTATCTGCCTCTCTGTCAGTCTGGAACTGTTTAGGGTGGTAAGCAAGATGCACCTTCTTAACAATCTGGCGCAACATATCACGTTCTTCACGCTTTAGTGTGTGTAGAAAGCTCATCTGTATCTTTTGGTTTTATCTGATATCTTTTTAGGCTGTTTGGAGAACTGCTTACCAGCACGAGTTGCTCTTCTTTTAGCAGCAGTGGACGCTGCATATTCTTGCGACGATAACGCCTTGATTGCGGCTGATGGTAGATAACGCTCGCCTGTGGCTTTTGGCCCTTGTGTGGATGGCTTGCCACTTTTAGTTCTCCATTTTTGTTTTGTCCACTTCCGTAAAGAAGCCTGTGATGGTTTTAAAGCCATAGTTTCTTTCTCGCTACAATATAAAAAAAGCCAGCAAACATAAACAAAATAACAAAAGATAAAGAAACAATGCCGATAACTTCAATCATCTTCTCTCTTTTTAGCCGCGCCTCTTTTATCTGTCTTTGTCTTTTAGCTCTAGCATCTGCTTGAAACTTAACCCAATCTTCCCACAGCCCATAACGTCCGTAAAGATACATAATGCTTTTGAGTTCAGCCTCTTTTCTTTTAACCTCTTCAAGAGCCATAAACTCTTCAAGATCATTTCCAAATGTACTATTTCGCTTTTTGCTAGCTTTGGATTGCAGGTCTTCCTTCGCAAAGGCAAAATCCGCAATCGCTTTCCCTGCCGAGGCAAGTTCCTTGCCGTTTGCAATCGTCTTTTTGATGACGGCAAACGCACTGTTTATAGCCACAAGCTCTGCTAACATTAGTTTCTATATCCGCCTCCCTTTGCTTTGTAGGCTTTTGCTAGCATTTGCGCTTTTCTTGCTGACCACTGACCACTACGTCCGCCTTTATTGCCAGCCTTTATACGATTAAATAATGCCTTACGCATTTTAGGTTTGGTGTAATTACCAGCAGCATTAACAGCCATTATTTCCCAACTTTTTTCTGTGCTTGTTTATGCGCAAAAGAAAATGATTTTCCTTCTTTCATTAACCTACGCATTAACTTCATATGTTTTGCAGTATGATGAACAGAGTGTTTTTTTAATGTGCTTTCTTGTCTTTTTGTTAACATTGAAGCCATTATACATTACCTTCCTTTTGTTGCACACATTGTTTATCAACAACTCTTGAAAATGGTAAATCTGAATGAATTGTAAATACCATTTCTTTTAGCCTTTCTAAACACTGCTCTTCTTCAACGTATGGGCCATTTGTATCTTGTGCAATAAGACATTGTTGCCCATCTAAAGCCACCCAACAAAAAAGAAGGGAAGCATAAAACATTAGTAGCCGCGAGAGTAATTACCAGTAGCTGGCTTTCGCTTTGCTGGCATTTTCTTTTTTGCTGGTGCTTTTTTAGCTGCTGCCTTCTTTGGTCTACCTACTTGGCTACCATAAGTTCCTTTTCCCATTGGCATTTTACTTTCCTTTCATTTTTGCTTTCATAATTTTTTGCTGCAATGCTTTTGGCAATGTCTTTTGTTTTGCTGTAAGCATTGATTTTTTAGCGGCTTTCTTTTTTATCATTTCTTTTTCCTCTTCTTTGCGGCTTGATACCTAGCCAATAAACGGCGGCCTTTGGCTACCGCAGATGCTTTGTCACCAGAGTGACCCCATGCTACCAGTGATAGCTTCAAACGTGTCGGCCTGCCCTTCGCATCCTTCAATGGCCCCTTCGCTGAACCCATGCGAACCAAAAACGAACCCTTCCTTCTTAGCTTCTCTGGTGTATTCGCTGCACCTTTTACTGGTGCTTTCAGATTGCCCTTCTTGCCAGACTTCGTTCTGTACGATGCCCTGCCCTTTGCATTCAATCCACCTTTCGGATTTTGACCTGCCTTGCGTGTCCATGCTGGTGACCTTGCCATTATTCTGCCGCCCCTGCTGGGCTTATTAAACCAGTAAATAAATTCCATCGTTTTTTTGTCATTGGGCCACGATACACAACTGATTCAGCACCTTCTGGTATTGATGGCTCGAAATCAGATTCTGGTTCTTTGGCTGCAACTTGCGGCAGTGTAATATCAACCTTTAGGTTATCATCACGCCTTTCATTCATCATACGCTCACCTATAAAACGAGCATAAAAATATTTTCTTTTGTCTGGGTTATTGGCAATAACTTTTCTATAATCACCAAAAGTTTGAACATTATTGTATTGCTCCCATTGGCCTATTTCTGGGAAGTCATATACATCTGATATTTTTAAACGCCCATTTTCTTTATACAACATAAAACTTCCAAGAGACATTTTTACCTGCTCTTCAAAAGTATCTACTGAAAACTCTTTCTTTTTAAAAATGTTGTCTAAATTATATTTTTTGTTCATCATATCATAGTTAATTGGCACGGCCTGCCCATCTTCTAAATCGGGCGCAACCTCTTCAGCAAGAATACGCAGCATTTCTAATAGTTCGCCGCTTATGCTGTCTTCTGTTATTGAGTCGTCAAACGGATTTAAAAACTGCGGCAACACAGCGTTGAACACACCACGTATAAAAAAGTTTTTGTGCAATGGCATTTCTGAAACGAGTTTATCTAACATTATGCATCATTCTCATTAAGCTGTAGAAAATTCAACGCACAATATCGAATATACAACCCATGCCCCAGCCATTGTCAATGTGTAGATGATGCTGATGGTTGGCATCATGGTCAGGCGTTCTTACTGTGGTAAAATATTTACACGCTCTTTTATACGCATGTCGCCATTGTTTAGATATAGGCACGCCATCTATCTTCTTTACATCAATGGCATTTCCATAAGAGTGTTGTGACATCATAAATCCACCACGCACTTTGCGGCAGTTGTATCCACCAATGTGTGTAATGTGCTTTGCGCCTATATCGAAAGCCCAATCACCAACACGCTTGGCAAACGGACACGACAGAGTTATTGGCGATGAAAAATCTGTGGTAGGTGTTGCATACATCCTTACTGGGTCGCTAATGCCACAAGAGCCGTCTTTGAACGGAACTAACCTTTCAACGCGGTAGCCAGACTCTAGCAACGAACTAACGCAATCAGCAAACGCAATGCTGGGGAACAATAACAAAATAAACAATAACCGCATGATGACCTCCTTGTTGCATTAATGCTACAGTACCTTTGCGGCTATAATGTGTCAATGGGTCGTGTCGAGGGTTGTAGCACCGACTTTTTGACCCCCATGCAGTCTACGAACTACACCGCTAGCAGAGTCACGCAGTGCTGCGTGGCCTGCTAGCTAAGATCGATACTGACAGATATGTCGCCAGCGTGCAGGTGCATGTGACGCTCTGGTGCCTTGAAGCCAGCTCTGTCTAAGATATCCTTGCTCGCTTCTAACTGCACGTACTCACTCTTGGCACCACGAGCTAACTGCACCAGTCTAGCGGCGGCTATCGTAGCACTCACGCCCATAGTCTCACCAATCCTCTGCATCATATACGCTTGCACATGTGGCAGCCGCAAAGCCTTGCTGGCTGTCACTCTCCCACTCTCACCAGAAGCATAACCTGCCAAGCCAGCCGCTTCCGTAATGCTACATCCATTTGCTACGAGCGCATCAACCAACGCGGTCTGCTTGGTGGTT